TTGCCCCCTCGCCTGGACACCACTTGCCACTACGCCATTCAGCCCAATCTCCGACATCTACACCTGGCCATTCACGGTATACCCAAAAGGTTCCAGTCTCATCCACCGCGACCCAACACATAAACCAATTTTTCGCACCAGCTGGGTCAATGACGTGGTAGCGGGTGACATTGTTGGTTGGGATCTTATCTGGTTCCACGACATTAACCACCTTATTGAATTTGGGGAACTTGGTCGTATGAGATTTCATTGGGACCCCATAGGCGCGAATAAGAATCTCCTCGCGGGGCTTTCCTAGAAGCGTGTCCTTAATGCGCTCGTAGCCACCAAATGGGTTGTCTTGACTGTGAAAATAATGAACCGAAGCGTTGTGTTTCTTTGATCTCTGGACATATGGAACAATCTCCCCTTTAAGAAGGTCTGCCTCCCTAGACTCAACGGTCTTAGCCCCATCCAGATACTCTTTAATTACCTCGGTCCAACCGTCAATAGGGGTAAACGTCACCAGCATCTTAGAGTTACGAGTGGCAAGACGGAAACGCAGAGTATTGATGAGATCTGGGCCAAGAAGGTACTCGTCCAGCCACACGCCGATATTGTGCCACTGAGGATTTCTAGAACCAAGCTCTGCGCCCTCTAGAATCGTTGGATTGTTCTGGTACTGCGAGTAGGTCTTAAAGATGATCTGTGAGCCATTAGGAAGGATTAACGAGTTATCCGTGAACCCGTTCTTCTTGGTGTACGAGATGTAGGCATTCTCGGAGGTTTGCTTTGAGCGCAATTCAGCTGGAAGCCACCCCCATACGGCACTCTGTTGTTGACGGATGGACACCTCAGAGGTCTGAGCAAAGCAGAATATCTCGGATTTCGGGTTCTCCACAGCAGCCTTAACCACGCAATAACTGCCCCATGAAGTTTTCCCAGAGTTGTGATGGGGAACTCCCGCTGCAATGTAATTGTTGTAGACTGGCACATGGAAATCCCAGACATAATCTTCTCGGAGGTAATTGATCTTGACAACTCGGCGGGAATAGATAGGGTGTCGATATGCCAAAGTACAACTCAATAACTTACCCAGTAGATCAAATACGCCTCTGGATTGCCGAAGGATGGACTCAAGCGAATATCGCGGAAAAGCTGGCAAAGGAGCTAGATCCACGAGTGAACGCGAAGTTGATTTACAAGGTTTGCAGAAAGCACGGAATACAATGTCAGCGGACAGGGCCACGAAGCGGCGAAGGACATCCCGAATGGAAAGGCGGCAGGATTGTGAACAAGGACGGATATATTGAGCTTTATTGCCCAAACCACCCGAACGCTCGTAAGTACACGCGCTACATTCTTGAGCATCGTCTAGTGATGGAGAAGCATCTTGGTCGGTACTTAACGCGCTCGGAAGTTGTTCACCACAAGAACGGAGTGAAAGAAGATAATCGCATTGAGAATCTTGAGCTATTTGAGAACAATGCTCGCCATCTTGAGGTGACGCTAAAGGGTTGCGTTCCGAACTGGACTGAGGATGGCAAGCGCAGAATGGGCTTGAAAGCTCGTCGTTCAGCTTGATGTCTCCAACTGGCATCCACCCTAACTTGTGAAGGACAAGGTGAGACTTTGAACAACGAAATGATTCGCCGTTATCTAGAATAACTTCGTAAATTCCCTGCTTGTTTTTCCTAAAGGATGGATGCGCTTTTGCTACAACTACTTTCTCACCATCCCAAGCGTGTACATGGAAGTCGCTATTTAAGCTCATTACACATCTGCTACGCTTTAGGACTGGATCATAAATCTCTTGTTCTGGGGCAAGACACCGATTCCCTCCTAACGCTAGAATCTCATTGACTTCTTCAAGCTGTTCCTCAGCCTTCTCCCAGTGCGGAAGCCTAAATCCATAGCGGAATGGGTCTTTATCAGCATTCTCAATAGCCTCATGGTATATTCGATGTATCTCCATCAACTCTGATGGGTCCATCAATGCCACCTCATTATCGTCTGGAGGCGTTAGGATTTGGTGTTTTCTCCAGTTCATATTGCTTTGTACGCTCCAGTCTCCATGAGTATGTCCTTGATGTGATAGACGCTGTCACACTCTTTACACCCAAAGGTGTCGTTCTCTAGCGGGAATGATCCTCGGTTCCCGTCCACAAAGTGAAGCTTGCTGTACTTATCGCAGTATTTGCAAAGGCCAATATGGGGCGCGATAAACTTTTGAAGGACAGCGTTCCATATTTTAGATTCAAACTTCTCAGCCAAATAAGAGGCGTAAGCGAGAGTACTGCACTTATACACCTTGCTGTCATGCTCAACCACATAATGGTGGTAGATCGGCCCATGAAACCTTAATTCTGGTTCTGTGATCATGCTATAATTTCAGCCTCAACTGCGCTTTCCTTGACCTTGTTTGCAATACGAGCTTTGGCATCAGCAATCATCTTGGCAGCGTCATCTAGGCTTGGGCCTTTGCGATGCTCGACTACCGTGGTAGCCATGCCCGTAAGCTGTGCTGCTTTGTCCGTAAGAATACCCACTGTTACCGCTAGCTTATCTGGGCTGATCTTCGCCAGTTCCTCTGGGTTGTCGAACAACTGCTGGGAACGCTCAAACAGCAGATCGGTGTACTCCTGCGCGGCAATGGCATACCGCATTGAGAACTCCTTGCGCTTTGTCTCTAGGGTATCGCTATGCCTCCATTCAAGCCCACGGATGATCTCACGCGAGAGTCCAGTCTTGGCCTTGATGTCGGACATCCTGGCCCCCTGTGCAGATAGCCATAACGCCAATGCCGCTTTGTTCGGGGCGTAATGCTCTACCGTGTTGCCATGCTGATGCTTGGCCCGTTCCTTTACTTCAAGGAACCAAGCCGCCTTATCAGCACGCTCATCAACATAGTCACGCTTTAGCTTTTCGTTTGGATCGTCACTCATCGTTTTTTCTCAGCTTCCCGCTCCATTTGACGCGATGTTGCGCCAGAAATCAAGAGGGAAATTGAGCTTGCCAGATTTTTATTCTGACTTTGTTGTTTCATTGGTGCTTCAGGAGCTTGAATTGTCGTCCTTGGTTGAGACGACTGGCGAACAGAAGACGCTGCTTTTTCTTGAGTCGCGGCAATAGAAGTTAAATCGGCTGGACTGATTGAGCCTTTTTGCGCCTTAAATTGCTTGCCGCCAACCTTGCCAGGAATCCGTTTACGCTTCCAATTCTCCCTAGCTGAAGCGATGGCTTCAATGTTTCTGATGTCGCCTTCAAGTTTGGTGATGATTGCTTGCCTTGTGGAGTCTGTGAGATTTTTTGCATTCTGTGCTTTAATTAGTGCTTGTTCTGCCTTTTCCCACGCCATTAGTATTTGCTCGTCGGAAACCTTAGATAAAAATGTATTGAATTCTGGTAGATTTGCAACTGCTGTTGCGTTTTTCCCACGACCAGTTTTTGACGCTCCAAGTTCAGCTATTTCTAATACCCTATCTGCTGACTTGTCAAAAGTGCCAAAAATATCTTGAAGGGCTGGTCTTTCGTTAACATCCATCAACTCAATAACAAGATTTTGGGTCTTCTTGTAATCCGATGATGGCTTGATTCCCAGTTGCCCAATAGATTGGTCATTGAAATATCCAAAAGGAAGCTCGTAAACAGAACCATCTTCAGCTTGGAAGGATGGCCTACCAGAATCATCTACGATCATTCCGCGCATCCCATTATACTCAATTGGCGCACCAACAAGGTCGGATACAGTTGGATCGACGGCCATTGGAGGTTCTTTTTGGAACGACAAAGGCTTAAACTTAGTGTCTCTTTCAGCAATATATGCGCGGATGTCGTTTGGTGTAATTTCACCATTGGCCCCAGAAGCACTAACCCTGTTAAGTGGCACTTTATATTTGGATGCTAGATCCTTAGCAAGACGTGTTGGGTTTGCCTTTTTAGGCATAAATCTTACATCTTTTGATGTCGGCTCAGTCACAAGCTCACCATTGCGGTTAACCCGTGGCATCTGAGGCATCAAGTTGCTTTTTAATGTGTAGTAACTATTAGGACCATAATCAACAACCTTCGTGCCAGTCATACGAGTGGCATTGTCCAACAGATCAAATGCAAATGTGCGATAGATGCCGCTTTTCTTGTTTTGTCCAAGAGCGTTGAACATTGCATTTGTATCAGCTTGATCTGGGGTTAAAAGCCCTTGGGTTGCGTTGATGAATTTCTTGCGCAACTCCCATCTCTTTCCCTGTCCAGACTCCTCAGCAACACGCTTAAAGTAATCGTCAGTAGATTTACCTTTAGCATGAAGATCAGCAACAGCATCAATATCATTCATGATGTCATTGCGTGACATCTTGAGCTGCTTGGCTACACTGCTTTTGGCTGCTTTATTGATGTTGATATTAAGCTGGTTAATATCCATCGCAGTTAAATACAAGCGTCCGTTTGAAAGTCCCCAGCCAATTGGTTTGATATTATTAACAGTCCTGCCATCAATCTGAGCTGAACGACCTTGACGAGCTGGGCGATAATCCAATAGGTAGGATACAGGAAGGTCCATGTTCTCATTCAGATCAACAGCTCTTCCCCACGAACCTTCTGGAATAATCCCACGTGCCTCTAACTCCTCAAAGTATGAAGATGGCAAACGTCCCGCTCCATTTCCTTTAGCATCTGGTTGCAGGGCCGCATCAATTAGCGGAGTCCTTGATTTAACCGAAGCTTGGTTTAATTCACGGATAGCATCTGCGGCTTGATGGTGAATTGGGTTCTTTGCTCGCGAGAAACCATCATTAGGCGAAACTTCAGATTTGCTTGGAAGACCAGCAGATTCACGGTACATATTGCGAACCATCGCCTTAACCTCTGGCAGTTCACGGACACCATCCGCAAGCAATCCAGATCCCATAATCATACGGCCATTGCCATCAGTTGCACCACCCAACTTAAAATGAAGATCTTTGATGATCGGCGTTGCCGACATCGTTTTGT